CTTCATGGTCTTGCACTATGCTATGAATACACTCATAGGTATGGTAAGAAACATAGTTGCCAATCAACTATTGCACACTGCACACAAATATTTCCACTACAAAAATCTGATCCTAAAGAATTTACAAGGGCAATGCCTGATGAGTATAAACATGACACAAGCATTGACACTTTTACTGCTTACAAAAATTACATTAGCAGCAAACCTTGGGTTGCATCTAATTATCTTCGTGACCCATCCAAAAAACCAAATTGGTTATAACTTATGATTAACTTTATTTTTTCGGCATGTCCACCAGTGTATACTTTACCTGGTACTTGGAATAATCCAGAAACGATTGCCAAGTGTAATGCCACGTTAATACCACATTTCACATTTAATCCTGATTATACTTTTGGTATATCAATCGCAGTGATTACTGTTCTGTTAGCAGGGTATGGTGTGTATAAAGGATTCTTTGCTAATAAAAATTTAACAGACCCTTGGGATGATCATGATGACTAAACTGATAGAGAAGAATGATCCAAGATATTTTTCTCAAACAAGTGACGAACCATATGATCGTCATCATTATAAAATAGTTTCTAAACACTATGCTACTTTTATTGTAAAATCTTGGGACGAAGTTCAAGAGTGGTGGTGGAATCATTGTAATATGATTAATTTTGATGCAGTGGTAGAAGTCCTAGACAAACCAAAACTAAAAGCAAAAGGTTTTAAATAATGAGTGATTTTATATGGGTTGAAAAATACAGACCCAAAACAATTGATGAATGTATTCTTCCACAAGGTATTAAGAAAACATTTCAAGATTTCTTAAATGCAGGTGAAATACCAAATATGTTATTGTCAGGTCCACCAGGCATTGGTAAGACCACAGTAGCAAAGGCACTTTGTAATGAATTAGGAGCAGATTTCTATGTCATTAATGGATCGGATGAAGGACGTTTTCTGGACACTGTTCGGAACAACGCAAAGAACTTCGCATCTACCGTCTCTCTTACAAGCGAGTCGAAACATAAAGTCATCATCATTGACGAAGCAGACAATACCACTTCCGACGTACAGCTCCTTCTCAGAGCGTCTATTGAGGAGTTCTCCAGAAACTGCAGATTTATTTTCACCTGCAACTATAAGAACAAAATTATTGAGCCACTACATTCTCGTTGCTCAGTTGTTGACTTTTCTGTTAATAAAAAAGACAAACCAACAATAGCAGCACAGTTCTTCTCTAGAATTAATCAGATTTTAGAAACAGAAAGAGTTGAGTATGATAAAAAAGTTATTGTTCAATTAATCAATAAACACTTCCCAGATTGGAGAAGAGTTTTAAATGAGTGTCAAAGATATTCAGTGAGTGGTAAAATAGATAGTGGAATACTTGCTGCATTTTCTGACGTTGCTGTAGATGATCTTATTAAAAATCTTAAAGATAAAAACTTTCCCGAAGTACGTAAGTGGTGTGTCCATAATTTGGACAATGATCCTACTGTTTTATTTCGTAGGATTTATGATAGTCTTTACGAGTCCTTGGTTCCGACTACTATACCTGCTGCTGTTCTTGTTATTGCTAAGTATCAATATCAAATGGCATTTGTTGCAGATCAAGAGATAAATCTCTTAGCAGCACTTACAGAGATTATGGTGGAGTGTGAATTCAAATGAAGATACTTGAATACCTCGTTCTAATAGGTGTAATTATATTCTTAGGATTTGTATTCCTTATTGAGATAATAGATCTATTTTTTATCAGACCTATCTTTAGATTATTTAAAAAGAAAAAACGAAGGAGAAAATGAATCTATTTGGACTTATTGGAATTTTTGTGCTAATATCAGGTATTGCATCTGGTTTTGTTGCATACTTCGCTATTATGGACTTATTAAAATGAAAAACATGTCAAAATTAAAACATCAAATAAAATCAAGTTGGTATTATATTTTTTGGGGAACTGCATCTATTGCTGTTGTGGTAGGCCAGATTTATATTGGTGCTGGTTATCGTATGATGACTAAAAGTGTAAATGATCTCACAGAAGTTTTTACTCTTATTAAAGAAAATGATGAAATAAGGAGATATCCTAATTTATATTAATGTCAATTAAATCTCTTAAGACACCATTGAGATATCCTGGTGGCAAATCAAAAGCAATTAAAACACTTTCTAAATGGTATCCTAAAAATATATCAGAGTATCGTGAACCATTCATAGGTGGAGGATCGATTGCGATTGATATTACAAAATCCAATCCAGATATACCAATTTGGATTAATGATCTTTATGTGCCTTTGTATAATTTTTGGGTTCAACTTAAAGATAGGGGTGAAGAGTTATCTGAAAGAGTACGTGAAGAAAAACAGAATACTCTTGATGAGGGTGATCCAGATAAGATAACAGCAAAGGCAAAAGATTTATTTAATAAGTATAAAGAAGAGATTGATACTTATGATGATTTTGAGAAGGCAGTTGCATTTTTCATCATGAACAAGTGTAGTTACTCCGGTCTTACCGAGAATAGCACTTTTTCCCAAACAGCATCTAACTCTAATTTTTCTTTAGTTGGTGCTGATAAATTAAAGGAGTTTTCAAAGTTAATTAAGAATTGGAAAATAACTAATGTAGATTATTCTGAATTGATGGTGGAGAAGGGATCGGAGGATACATTTATATTTTTAGATCCACCATATGATATTAAAGACTTCTTATATGGAAAGAATCGTGAAATGCATAAGTCATTTGACCACGATAAATTCGCAGATCAAGTATATAATTGTATTCATAAATTTATGATTACCTACAATGTCAATGATCGATTAAAAGAAATGTATGAAAATTACAATCTTGAGGAATGGAAATTAAGATATTCGATGGCGCATCGTGGAGACAAAGGAACTGATGAGAATGTAAAGACGGAATTATTAATAACAAATTATAACATACATCCTGTAACACCACTTGAACAACTACTTGTATAATGGAACTTAAAGACTGGTTAAATTCAATTAATTTGAATAAAAAAAATTTAATAGATGATGATCCTTCAGTTGAAAAAGATTATTCTCCATACATTATCAATCGATGTTTGTCGGGTCATATTGATACAATATTATTTGTTAATGAAATGAATATGAGTTCATTTCTACCAAAAAAAATGCAGTATGATTTTTACGTAAATTCTATTAGAAAGAGAAAAAGGTTTTCACCTTGGATGAGAAAGGATGAGATTGATAATTTAAATGTTGTTAAAAGATATTATAACTGTAGTAATGAAAAGTCAAAAGAGATATTGAAAATACTAAATAAAGAACAGGTTAATTTTATAAAATCTAAATTTGAGATTGGAGGAAAAAAATAATGACTTATGTTCGTGAGTCTGAGATCAGTTGGACACCTGATCAAATGGTTGAAATTGTTTTAGGAGAACCTGATGATTTTCTAAAAGTACGAGAAACTCTTACAAGAATAGGAGTAGCTTCAAGGAAAGAGAAAAAGATATATCAATCTTGTCATATTTTACATAAGCAAGGAAAGTACTATCTTGTACACTTTAAAGAACTATTTGCGTTAGATGGTAAACATGCAAATCTAACACAAAATGATATTCAAAGACGTAATCGTATAGCACGACTTTTAACTGATTGGGGTTTGGTGACAATAGTAAATGAAAGTCAAGTTTCAGATATAGCTCCATTAAATCAAATAAAAGTTCTATCTTATAAAGATAAAGGTGATTGGATATTAGAAACAAAATACAACATAGGATCGAAGAAGAAAAAAATTGAAGCTTAGTTTATGAAAAAATTTATTTTTGATGTTGATGGGACTTTGACCCCTAGTCGAAAACAAATCGACTCAGGTTTTCAAGCTTTTATGATAAAGTTTGCTTGTACTTATCCTGTGTATCTTGTAACTGGAAGTAATCGTGAGAAAACAATTGAACAGGTTGGTTTAGATTTGTATAATAGATCAGAGAGAGTTTATAATTGTGCAGGAAATGATATCTATGAAAGAGATAATTTAGTATATCGTAATCCTTGGACACTTCCTAAAGAATCTAAAAACTTTTTATTGGATGAATTAGATTATAGTCAATTCCCATTGAAGACAGGTAATCATATTGAAGAAAGACCTGGTTGTATTAATTTTAGCATCCTAGGTAGAAATGCACTATTCGAAGAGAGGAAAATTTATAAAGAGTGGGATGAAATTCATAATGAAAGAATAGATATTGCACATAGATTTAACTTAGAGTTTCCTGAGTTGTATGCCTTTGTTGGTGGTGAGACAGGTGTGGATATATCTTCTAAGGGATCTGATAAAGGTCAAATTATAAGAGATTTTTCTTTTAATGATGAACTACACTTCTTTGGAGATCGCATGGATGAGAGTGGTAATGACTATCCTTTAGCAATGGCAGTACAAAAAAGGGACGGTTTTACGTACCATGTAAAGGATTGGGAGGATACCCGAACTCGACTTGAAGAGTTCTCAACACCCACTGATGGAGTGATTCATTTATAATTAGTATTGAATGCCGAAAGGGTTCACAATTTATACTCGCTTACAAAGGAGAACTATGACAAACTTAGCAAGTTATCATTCTGCTAATCTTCCAGAACTAATGAAGATTATTTCAAAGAATGGAATAGGAATGGACGATTACCTAGATCGTTTCTTTACCAATTCTTATGAAACCACAACAAACTATCCACCTTATAATTTAATTCAGGTAAA